ACAATTAATTCCAATAACTTGGAAATACTTATATGAAAGTCTTAATAATAAGGAAAATCAATTAGTACAAAATCTTAATGGAATTTTAGGACAAAATAATGGAGAGTTTCCTGTTGAACAAGCAGTGGCAGGAAATGTATATTATTTTCCAAGAAATCAAAAATATTACTATTGTTTAAAAAGCCAAAAAAGAAATCTCTATCTATATCTTTTGTTAAAATAATCTCTCTGTTTTTAGAGAAATTTTCCACTATTGGAAAATCTATACACATTTGTTAATTTTAATTGCTATGATGGAACAATTACAACAGAGGCAACTAATATGAAATTTGTGGAATATATAAAACAGCTAGTAGAAAATAGAAATATTCCAAGAATATTTTATTTAATACCGAGTCATTTTAGAGATTTAAATTTTTTTCCAAACCAAAGCACAAGAATTGAGCTTGTTATATTGTATGCAGGCTCATTAGGATTAAAGGCTTATTGTTTTGAACCTACTACATCAAAGTTTTTCTTTTTAGACACTTGGAATTTAGATGGAGAAAATACTATACGATACAAAGTTCTATAACTTATTTTAAAAAAGTAATTATTTTAAAGTCCAAGTTCCAATTGCTATAAAAGTTCCACTTACGGTTGTTAGATTAGTTCCATTATTATTAGCTCTGATTGTTATTTTGTTTTTTTCTCCATATGACATAATAGTTAAGTTACCAGGAGTTCCTGTATGCCACGGAGTTGCCATAACACTAACATTTTTTAAAATAACTGGGATAATTATATCTGTACTTTTGTTAAACTCAATATTTTTAAAGTTTCCAAAGACAATTGCAATATTTGAAAATTTTATTATATTTATTTCACTTTGATTACTAAAACTGAATAGATTTTCCAATAGTGGAAAATTTCTCTAAAAACAGAGAGATTATTTTAACAAAAGATATAGATAGAGATTTCTTTTCCAGGTACACAGGAATAATTCCTTCAAATATTCCAACATCTAAAATAATTAATATAATTTTAGAAGAAGGAAGTGGAGCTCCTGCTGGATATACCATCGTTGGAAATAGAATAACAGCTTTTTATTTTAACTATGAGCTAACTGCTACAAGAAAAGCTAAGATTATATATTATTAATTTTTCCATTTATTATCTGTAAAAAGCTAATATTGTAGCGTAGCCTGTGTCACTATATTCTTTTTTACTTTTAACAATGCAAGTTGAAGGTAAAGATACCTGTATATCCCAAAAATCATAAATATTCTGTGCATTTGTTTTTATATAATTAAATAAAAATCCACTAATATATACTACCCCACTTGGAATACCTGAAATTGATATAGAATGACCTACTTGTGTATTACGTGGTAAACTAACATTTATAATTTTAACTTTTAATTTATTATGTCCTTCAAAAGTTATTAGATTTTCCATTATTTTAAGAATAGTATAATAAACCTATTAAAAATAGGAGGTTTAATTATGCAATTAATGATTTTAGAAAATCTAAAAAAAGAAAATGTGGAAATTTATTTAGAGTATTTAAATAGTTGTAAAAGTAGTAGCTGGGAAACTTGGGAGACAACCTATAAAACATATTGCAATAATTTTAAGTTATTCCTAGTATGGTTTCAAAAAAACTATAAAAATAGATTTTTACTAAGTAAAGATACACTTTTAGAAATGCCAGGAATAATAGAAAGTTATAGAAATTATTGTAGAAGCTTAGGAAATAGTAAAAGAACACTAATGAATAAAACTACTTCAATAAGTACATTTTATGCTTGGTGTGTCAGAAGAAATAAAATCAAGTATCATCCTTTTGATGGTAAATTAGATAGACTTAGATTTACAGAAAAAGACAAAGTTAGAAGTAGTTATTTCTTAACAACAGAACAAATTTTAACTGTAAGGCTCTATATGCAAGTAGAATCTAAAAAATATGATTTACAAGATAGGATACTTTGGGAACTATTTTTAGATAGTGCATGTAGGATATCAGCAATTCAAAATTTAAAACTAAGCCAATTAGACTTAGAAAATGGATATTTCAAAGATGTTAAAGAAAAAGAGGGTTATATAGTAAATGCTTTCTTTTTCCAAAAATGTAAAGATTTAATAAAAGAATGGTTAGAGTACAGAGAAAATAAAGAAATAAAAAGTGAATGGCTTTTTATTACAAAATATAAGAATACATATAAGCAAATGACACAAGGAGCTATTCGTGGAAGAATTAAAAAGTTAGGAAAAATTTTAGGAATAGAGGATCTATATCCTCATACATTAAGAAAAACAGCTATAAATCTTATTAATAATCTTGCTGGATTAGGATTAGCAAGTAGTTATGCAAATCATAGTAGCAGTGGAGTTACAAGTAAACATTATATACAAAAAACAAGTGCTACTGAAATAAGAAATACTCTTATAGTAGCAAGGAAAAAATTAGGTATTTTTTAGTAAAAAAGTATAGAGATTTTCAAATTTATAAAGAATTTAAGGTTTAATTTTGTAGTTTTGAGCATATTTTTATAATTTTTCTTAAATATAAAATCTAAGAATTTTATATAAAAAGCTCTCAAAAATACATTTTTAATCATAAAATTTTGAATAAATTTGAAAATCTATTCACATTTTGAAAGGAGTAAAAAATGAAAACAATAAACTTTTACAAAAAAGAAAAATTGATATTTTCTGTTTATGCAGAGAGTTTAGAAGATGTCTTAAAATCACCTCTATCATATTTTCAAGGACATACTCAAGATATGATAATTACAGATATTACATACCAATATCCATTTTTTAAAGATGATGTATTAAGAGAAATGAGCAAAGAAGAAAAGGTAAGAGCTGGAATAGAAGTTACATTGGAAGATGGAGAAATAATAAAAGATAAGAAATTAATAGTAGTGCCAAAACCTGCTGGGAATCAAAAATATATGTATTGGGATAAAGAAAAATCACTATGGGTGTTGGATAATCAAAAGGAGTATGATGATTATTGTACTTTAATTGACAATTTAAAAGCAGAGGCTTTAGCATATGGATTTGATTACAAAGTTGATGGAAAAGAACATCGCCAGAGATGCAGAGATAAAGACATTGCTTTCATGGTAGCTAATGTAATGGCATTAGATGTTGCTGCAAAGCTAGGAAAAACTAAAAAAACAACTTGGTATTTTGAGGACAATTATGGGATGCCTGCTGGTTTGACAGAGTTAGGAATGTTAATGTTATTCGGAACTACATTTGTACAAAGTGTATACGATACTGAGCATCATTTTAAGACAAAAGTAAACCCAAAGGAATTAACAAAAGCAGAATTTGAGAGCAAGAGAAAAGAAATACATAATGCACTAGCCAAAGGCTAATTTTAAGAGTTTCTATTATTAAAGGTAGTTTTATATAGCTACCTTTTTTTGATAGCTTTAAATGGCAAATTACAAGGTCAGTTTAATATTTTTTATATAAAGGAGTTGAGAAAAATGTATAAGTTTTCTGAAAGAAGTAAAAAGAAACTTGAAACAGTAGATATAAGACTTCAAAATCTTATGAATATGGCTATAAAAGAAAGTCCTTATGATTTTTCTATAACAGAAGGGATAAGAACACTCAAAAGACAAAAAGAGTTATTTGCACAAGGCAAAACAAAAACTTTAAAAAGCTACCATTTAACAGGTAAAGCAGTAGATATAGCTGTATGGGTTAATGGAAAAATAACTTGGGATTTTAAATATTATAAAGAAGTTGCAGATCACATTAAAGAAGTAGCAAGAAAATTAGGTTATGTAATTACCTGGGGTGGAGATTGGAAGACATTTAAGGATGGTCCACATTTCCAAATTGAAAATTAATAAACAGTCTGGCCAGACAGTTATTATAAAAATTTAAAAAAATTAGGAGGCTTAAAAATGAAAGATTTAATTAATCAAGTGGTAGGATATTTGGCAGGGTTTAGTGTAGAACAATGGATATGGCTAGCAGTAGCAGGAATAATTTTAGCTTATCTTATTTACAACAGAAAACAATATGTAAATGTATTTAAACAATCAGTTATTTTTGCAGAAGAAAGTTTCAATCATGGGGAAAATAGAAAAAAATTAGAAGCAGCAGTAAATTTTATACTATATAGAACTTCTAGTTTACCTTGGATAGCAAGAATTATAATCATAAAATTTATCAGTAGAAAAAGAATGATTGATATTATAGAAAAGACATTACAAAAGTTTTCTGATATCTTTGCTAATGGATATAAAGTGGATATAAAAGGTAATGAAGATGGAGAAAACTAAATTAAAATTAGAGTTTCTTTCAAACAAAAAAGCAGTTTTACTCCAAGATTATATCTACTCTATCAATGGTTATGATATTAAGGTGTTTAGAGGTTTCATCACTGATGGAGCCTCTGTACCTAAATCTTTGCAATGGCTCTATAATCCTTATGGAAAATATATTAATGCAGCAGTAATTCACGATTATTTGTACAGTACTTATAATAATACAGGTATAAATAGAACTCTTGCAGATAAGATATTTAGGCACATTATGAAAGAAACAGGAGTAGATAACAGGACTAGAAGAAAGTTTTATATGGCAGTTAAGTACTTTGGAGCAACATCTTGGAAAGCAAAACTTGAAAATGAGGGGTATAAGGATAGAGCTATAATTGATAGAACTAAGGAGGCTAAGGAATATTATAACCATTGGTATAAAGTGTTAGGGATTAGGTGATGTTATGGAAAAAACTTTAC